GATTAAAGTCGGGGCTTTGAGTTCCGCCTGCTCCGCCGTAGCCAGGTAAAATGCGTCCACCACCGCCACCAGTACCGTTGCCGTAGGCTCCGCCGTAATAGCTGGCGCCTTGGAACCAACCTCCGCGGCCGCCTTCACCTCCAAGACCACCACCGCCACCGCCTGGAACTCCATTAGAAGCTCCGCCGATGCCGCCGCCTGCTCCACCGCCGCCGCCGCTTACGACACCTCCGCCGCCACCGCCACCGCCTACGATCCAACCATAGTTAGCAATAGTGCAAGCTGTGTAGACCGACATACCTAGTCCGCCAGCTCCAGCAGGGGTTGCAGTCCAATAAGCGCCTATATATGCAGCAGCTCCGTCGCCACCGCGACCCATGATGACGCCATTATTAATCAGAGTCAATCCACCTGGGAACGCTCCAATAGTCATAGCTGGAATTCCAGGATTGTCTGAATAAATATAAACGCCAGGAGCAACGGTAATCTCAACAGCACTTGTGCCGTTCCATCCGTTAGCTACTGCCCAAGCGCCAAGATCTAAATGGACTTGAGTGGTTGTAATAGTAAGTCTAGTTGTGGCAGCTGCGCCGTAAAAGTTAGCAAAGCTGATTGCACCTCCCGCTGGGATTGGACCATACTGTCCTACTGTACCTGGCGGAACTAGACCAGCACCTGCATAATACTCTGATAGCGAGTGTGGTGCTGCGCCGCCAAACTCTGCAACGATTTCTGCCATTGTGATTAGCGCTGGCGGATTACTGTGAACTGGCATTTATCTTCTCCTCAAGTGCGACAACTCGCTTAGCCAAAGCTACGCAAGCTGCAAGAGCTGCGTTGCCATATGAAACTGATAGAATCCCATCAGCTCCTTCTGAGACTGCTGCGGGCATAAACTTTTGCAATGATTGAGCACCAACACCAATCTGAGTATTTCCAGTATCGATACGCTCGTATGTTCCTGCCAATAGGTTTGCTAACTGGTCTACTAAATCATCAGGAAGATCCTGCCAATTTCGTTTTAAGGTCTCATCCGAATAGGCTGTTAGATTGCCTGATGCTGTTGAATTTCCTGAGCCGTCAATAGAAAATCTAGTCGCAGCGGCAGAGCCAGCGCCGTTGGTGCTCGAAAATCTGAGAAGCCCGTCGGTTGTTAAGTGCATAGCAGAAGCGACGTTACCTGGTAAGTGCATTTCGTACATTGCAAGGCTTTGTGACGCTGTTGTATAATAACCGCCGACGCTATTAACTCCTGCGTTTGCGATAATCCGCTCAGTAAAGGTTTTAGATCCTGCAATACTTTGAGCGCCAGTCAGTTTTACGTTTGTGGCGTCTAGAGCGTATAGTGCATTATCACCTGCGATTCGCGCGTTCTCTTCGACATTGATTGCATCGTTGATGATGTTTGGCGACTCTTCCCATTCATTACCGTTTTGAGGTAATCCTGGGACAATATCTTTATTCGCCATCTCGAAACCGTTTTCAGCTGGATTCCAAGTTATGTCGCCTTTTTTGTAGGCAGTTGATGAGCTAAACACCGTTGCTAACTGTTCGCCTCTTAGACCTACTGAAACTTGACCATTAAAAACAGAACCAATTTTTACATCATCTGTACCATCAAACAGCATTAAATCGAAACCGCCTGTAATGGTTTTTGACCAAAGCCCACCAGCTGTGATTGCCGGTGGTCTTGATTCGTTTGAGTTTTGCGAATGAAACGCGGCGTATAAGCGCTCTAAGCGCCTAGACAGCTCTGTTCCATCCACAAAGTTTTCATCGATGGGCACATCACCCGCTCGAATAATTGCCATACTTCTCTCCTTTTAAATTTTTGCTGGGCGTTGACGACCATATCCAAGCGCTAACACATCCACTTGCCCAACCACTGGCTTCTTAAGTTCGTCAAACAACTGAACATTAAAGCCAAATCGGGTTTTGTTTGTAATGGTGTGAGTAACTGCCGTGCTGTTTTCCGTCGTCACAGCTAAAGTTGGTGGCTCCATAAAAGGAGGATCGAACTCAACATCAAGTCCTTCTACTGGTACTGGTAAGTCACTGAAACGATCTATTCGGTCACGCACATCTATCTCGATTAGGCCGTCGTCTAATACAGCCTTAACGTATGGATTAAAGGATTGCATACGAACGCGGAATTGAAACAATCGGCCAGTAAAATCGCCAACCTCGCAAGGACGCCAAGGTGACCACTCAATGCCGCCTTCGTCCATAGGTAATTGTACCTTACCTGCGCTAAGCGCGGTGATAAACGGCACATCATCAGAAGTGCGAACTTCAAGCATACAGTTATATAGCGATGATTGTGAAGATACCAAAGGTCTAGCTATTGCAAGTGGCACCCAATTAACAATGTAATCGTCAAACGTGGCTCCATGGCTTTCAATTTTGTTTGATATTCTTAACTCATAAATCTCGCCTGCATCGAAGTATTCTTTATAGTAATAAAATCCTTCTGGAGTTACTGATCCCCAGTCTCCAGCCGATTGAATACTATATCCTTCACGCTCAACATTCTCTAACTGACCTGCCCACTCTGGCGCATCATTAACTCTTTTAATTAAGTTAATATTAGGTAGATATTCGATAGTAGTGCGTCGGCCATCAAGCTCAGAAACGTTGCCAGAAGTATCTCTAACGATAATTCCATAAGATCCAGTACGAGCACCAATCATTGTACGAGTCACATTGTGAGCGAATCTACCAATGATTTGACTTGCATTCCAATTGGCGCCAAACGTTCGCGGTGAATAGCGAACCTCATACTCAAGAATGTCAGGCTCTTTTGGAGGCTCCCATGAAATGGCAATATCCATATCTTGAACGTTGACTAGAAACCAATTGACCTTTGCAGGAGCAATGCGGTCTGGAACTATACTGTTTGTGGCGGAACCTGGCTTACCAGGAATTCCTCCAGCAGTGAATGGAGTTACGTCAAAAACTATTGGCCCATACTTCAATGGGTTTTGCACTAAGTCAATAGAGTATTCGTAGTATTTATTAGCTAATCCTGTGATAACCTGCCGCTCACCGTCAGCGGTAGTGATAACGAGGTTGTAAGAATTCACTAATGAAGGTTGATTTACTTCCCACGTAACAATGAATTTACCATAAGGCATACGATCAACATAAACCATTTTCTGACCGTCTACATTGACAGAAGTAATTTCAAGATTAGAAGCATTGATTAAATCGTTGCTAATCTCTGGCGCCCACTCAGGTAGATCGCCAATATCTGCGTCATAGATTTCTTTGACATAAGGTAGCAAAGTTAAGGTTGCGCTTAAATCAAGACTAGGAGAAATTTGGCTAACAATATAAGGTTTAACGACCCTTTCAGCTTCACCAATAACAATTAAATCGTCTGGCTGAATACCGCTCGCGTTGTCTAGCGTAAAAGAATTACCATCAACCGTCTGCGTAATCGTGCCTTGCCTTATTGTCCCGTCTGATAGCCTTACGGTATAGGAATTAGGAAGAATGCCTAAGCTTTCCGTAACATCCACTGTATTACCGTTTACAGAAATAACAAACGCAGGGACTCCGCCAACCATTGGCACATCATGCGCCACATGGACTAAATCTCCACGCTGGCAAGCAAGGTTTTCTATGTCCATTGTGACAGTGAATACTTCAGCACGACCAATTGCAGAGGCTAGTTGATAGCGACCAAATGCCCATGCATGTTGATACTCAGTAATACCGAACGTTCCAACATCTTCAAATATTTCAGCATTAGAAGCGTTATAGCCATCAGCATATACAACGGTTTCCTGTTTTTGATAATCGCTTTGAGCATCAATAAAAGAAACCTTTAATGCATGCACTTCTGGCGGGAATTGACGCGCTGCAGTGAAGTTGCGCGAATTGCTTGGCGTTATTATTTGCCTTGGAATAGTCCGCTCGCCGTCAAACATTACGGAATATTTACCATTTACACCGATAGTCAAGCTTGCTCTGCAAGTCGATAGAACGGACTCAAGCAACTCTTTAACGGTGGTTTTATAGTCTACTACTACGTCGCACGTAAAGCGCGCTGAAGTGATGACCTTCTTCCCGATTGTCCATGTTCGCGGCGTATCACATATATCAGCTAAACGTTTCCACGCTGGCCAGTCGATTTGATCGTTTCGAATTGGCCTTGGATTTCCTGGACCTGTCAAAATATCGATAGCAATCCAAGCAGGATTTCTAGTGGCTGTACGTAAGATTACATTACCATTCGCACCATACGTATTTAACGCCGAGGTGCTAATAACCGATAGATTCTGAACTACGCCGTTTAAACGCTCACTAGCTTTTACACGCATTTCCAGCATAGTATGTGGTGCTGCTAAATTAAGCACATTACCAACTACTCGAGACTCAAGCAACGTGAAGGTTGCCTCGTCTTGCCTACGCGCATCTGTTGAAATTACGGACGTTCTATGGACCCTAATGTCGTATAGACCAGGACCTGGGAAGACTACTGCCGCAATTAAGACAAATGGCGCTAACGTAGCCGCTGAGACACTTACTTCAGTTGGAGAAACTTGAGTTACTGTCGCTCCTTTAAAAGAGTCGGCTGCAACTGGGCTCCACGAGTTTGCACCAGCGGGACTCCATTCAACTCTAAAGGTTACTGCAGAGGGTTGAGTGGCGCCATTATTATCGATGAACGCAAGACCGCGACTAAAAGCAATATTTACTTCTGCGTTGATCGTTTCATCTTCTGTCCTAGCGATAAAAGGCGAGCCAGGCTCAAGTAAAACCGCAAAATCTTGATAAGCATACCTATTGGTAATAAGCTTTAATTCCGGTGTTTTAGTATTAAAGTGATAATAGTATTGTGGGTAATATTGACTAGCCGGTGTGCCACCAAACTTAATATCGTTTGGGTTATACGATTGTAGACCAATGCCAAAATCATATAAAGCATCTATGGTTGAGTCTTTACCAACGTTTACAATATTTGGATTTGCTGCCAAAGCAGGGTAAATCTTATTCTTTCCGTAGCAAACAAGCACCGGCGAGTAAGGCCTAGCTCCATTAGATTGACCAGTTAAAAAATAACTATTCTCACGTTGGGAAGTGCCTAGAGAATTCGCAGTACCAAGCTGTGGTTTAGGAGCAAGCATAGTGCCTACACCGCCAAGCAGCAATGAGCCGCCTACGGCGTATAAGGTCGCTTGAGATAACAGAGCACCGCTTGCGGCCCAGCCCATTGGATTCCACCAGGCAACAGCGATAATCGCTACAGCTGCTACAACACTTAGAATTCCTTTACCTCCACCGCCGCCACCACCTTCTGGCACGAGACAGATGAGTAAGTTATCACCAGGATTTACAACGAATCCGTCATAATCCTTGATGCGGTGCCCATGATTAAACACTGCTAAAGACGAATGGTCGTACCACTCAGGCAACTGACGCAATACATCTCTTACTGTTTGACCAGGCAGCGCTTCACACACATAACTACGATCAGGCGATAAAACCTTTGCACTGTTCTCTAAGTGATTCATTTGGGCTCCATCTATAAATGCCAACTAAGGCTTGTTTCCAATAGCCGTCCAGCGGCTCATAGGCCGATTCTCGACCTGCAAGAGTATGCAAGAAATTATTATTAAACACATAAACACCTGTATGACAAGCTTTTCCGCGAAGTCTAAATATCAATACATCGCCGAGTGTAGGCTCTCCTACGCTTCTCCAGCGATTGCCTGACGAAGTCTCGAGCTGGATATGCTCTGCAGACATCTCATTGAGAGTCTCAGCGTCGTAGAAGAAGTCAGGATATTCTTGTCCCAACTCCTGTCTGACAAACTTGCGTATCAGCTGCCAGCAATCCAATTCTCTTGGGACGTATGGCAGTCCAATATATTTTACAACATCTTGCTCTATCATACGATTAATCCTGGAAAACGAACTGGCGAATAACTTTCGCTTGGAAATCCTGCAGACAATACGTCTTCAACTATCAGCGTACCGGTAATCTGAAGAGCGTCATAAGTGACGTTTGAAAGTCTCATCCAATCTATACTCCGCTCTACTACATTCGGAGCGTTAGATAAAACAATCTCTAACATAAGCGTAGGTGCCGTAGGAAATCCACGAATCCACTCAATAATATTTCTATCAACGTTTGGAATGGTCAATTTGACCTGTGGCATGCTCTCACCGTCATCGTTTGGTAGAATAAACTCAAATCCACTAGCAATAAAGGTGTTGCCTCTGCTCATAACGTCTTCAGTGTTATTTACTATACGTAGTGGGTCTCTACCAGGAAGTGTAAACGTAAGCAACGCAAGCCATGCCACGGGCGAGCTAATAGCGTTCGCTTGTATATTTCCATTTACAGACAATGGCATGTTAGTTTCTCCAAAGAGGAAGTTGCTCAAGTTTTACTGAGATAACTGCTGAGTGTTGCCCAGGTTTTGGGCCCATATTCCATTCAATTTGAAATGGCTCCGCAAAGCGCCAAATCTCTTCAACGCCGTATGGAGTAATAATTTTAGTAGGCAAAACGCCAGCTTGGCAGTAGGTCTCAAACCATTGCTTCCAATATGGCACTTCATCCTGCTTTACGGTTATAGTGGCGTCTGCGACTCTTACGGCCGCTGTTGTACGACGCCTAACCTTTATAACTGTGTTTGTATCTGTATCAGTTCGCACTGTGCTCTCCAACACAGACTCACGGAATGTTTGAAAACTCCCGGTAATCTGTGAAGGA